GACCCCGTCTACTTCACTACTAATTATTGCCGAATTTCGCATCCCCAAAAAGGCCTTATTCCTTTCAAGGCCTACAATTATCAACAAGAACTGCTTCGAAATTTTGGGGATTATCGCTTTAATATTATTCTTAAGGCGCGCCAATTAGGCATTTCTACCATTACGGCTGCGTATATTGCGTGGCTGATGTTATTCCATCGCGATAAAAACATTTTGGTGGTGGCCACAAAGCTGCAGACTGCGACCAATCTTGTAAAAAAAGTAAAAGCAATTATCAAACATCTCCCTCCTTGGATGAGAATCACAGAGATTATTGTTGACAATCGAACGTCTTTTGAATTGTCGAACGGTTCACAAATCAAAGGATCTTCTACTTCTGGAGATGCCGGCCGTTCAGAAGCATTGTCTTTATTAGTAGTAGACGAGGCCGCACACGTTGAAAAGTTATCGGAACTGTGGACAGCGCTTTACCCTACTCTTTCAACTGGTGGGCGATGCATTGCACTGTCGACCCCCAACGGTGTCGGAAACTGGTTCCACCAGAACTGTGTAGAAGCCGAAGCCGGCACAAACGCTTTTCAAATGACCACGTTGTTATGGAATGTGCATCCCGATAGAGACAAAGCTTGGTTTGAAAAAGAAACTAAAAACATGTCAAAGCGCCAGATTGCGCAGGAACTTGAATGTAACTTCAACGTTTCAGGCGAGACGGTCATTCACCCTGATGACATTCAATGGTACCTGGAGCGAGCTGTCGCCCCCATCTATCGAACCGGGTTTGATCGAAATTATTGGATATGGAAGAAGTACAATCCAGAAAAAGCGCATCTAGTTGTGGCTGATGTTGCAAGAGGAGACGGGAAAGACAATAGCGCCTTTCATATTTTTGAACTAGAAAGTATGGAAGTAGTGGCCGAATATGTGGGAAAACCTACTCCCGATGACTTTGCGGACATTTTGTTTAATGTGTGTGGGGAGTATGGAAATCCTATGCTCGTTATAGAAAATAACAATATTGGATTTGCTGTACTTAAAAAACTTCAAGATACAGGGTATCCTAACTTATATCATTCTACTAAAGGAGATCATCGATACGTCGACCCAGTAGCGGCTCAATGGCAATCTAATGTGCTACCCGGCTTCACTACCTCTTCTAAGACTCGCCCTTTGATTGTGGCAAAGATGGAAGAGTTTATGAGAAATAAACTAATTAAAATTAACTCGAATCGTTTACTTTCCGAAATGAAAACGTTTATTTGGAAGTCGGGAAGACCGCAGGCGATGCGAAGTTACAACGATGACTTGGTAATGTCATTTGCAATTGGGTGTTGGGTGAGAGATACAGTGATTATAGAGAGCCAGAAAGATGTTGAGTATAGTAAACAATTCTTGTCCTCTATCTCTACATCTCAAACAAATATTTCAACCACTATTAGGGGCATGCGTGGCCACAAAGCGAATGCTGAATCTAATAGGGTCGGCGAAGCTGAAGATTTCAATCAACAATATGTGGCTCTGATCAAAGGATAAACTATGGCTAAAAATACACGTAACACTCGCAATCCCGGAGCACCATTATTCAAGCGACTCACTCGTTTGCTCTCAGGCCCCATCGTCAATTTTCGGGCCCAGCAGTCGCGACTTGAGCGCCGCAACGATTTAGACAAATATAGATATCGATTCCGCTCAATGAGTGGACAAGAGTTCAAGCGCGCAGACAACAACATGTCGCAGAACTATAATCTTTTTACGTCCGCTGCCTTCCGGAACCAGAACCGCGCTGAGCGTTATGTTGATTTTGAACAAATGGAGTTTATGCCTGAGATCGCGTCTGCTATAGATATTTATGCAGATGAAATGACCACCTCTAACGAATACGATAAGATGCTTAATATTAAGTGTTTAAATTTGGAAATCAAAACCATTCTAAATTCTCTCTTTTATGAGGTGTTGAATTTAGATTTCAATTGTTTCGGCTGGGCCCGGTCGATGTGTAAGTATGGAGATTTCTTTCTTTATTTAGACATTGATGAAAAGATGGGGGTGACTTCTGTTATTGGACTTCCCAATAACGAGATCGAAAGACTCGAGGGTCAAGACAATTCCAACCCCAACTATGTACAATATCAGTGGAATACAGCGGGGATGACTTTTGAGAATTGGCAGGTTGCTCATTTCCGAATTTTAGGTAATGACCGACACGCCCCCTATGGGACGTCAGTTCTGGATCCTGCTCGACGTATTTGGCGCCAGGTCGTTTTGTTAGAAGATGCGATGGTTGCATATCGTGTAGTCCGAGCGCCCGAGCGCAGAGTATTCAAAATTGATGTGGGCAATATTCCACCGCAAGATGTGGCTCAGTATATGGAAAAAGTAAAAACGGAGATGAAACGCAACCAGCTTGTCGATGCCACTACTGGTCGAGTGGACCTTCGATATAATCCTCTTTCGCTTGAAGAAGATTATTTTATTCCAATGCGTGGTGGTGTTGGGTCGGACATTACTTCTCTTCCTGGCGCTAAATCTCTTGACGATATTGAAGATGTCAAATACATGCGTGACAAAATGTTTGCCGCCATCAAAATCCCTCAATCCTATTTGACTAATTTAGAGGGTGACACTGAAGATAAGACTACTCTTGCTCAAAAGGATATTCGTTTCGCCCGTACAATCCAACGCCTTCAGCGTTCTCTCATTAGCGAATTAGAGAAAATTGCGGTGGTTCATCTCTATACTTTAGGATTTCGCGGAGAAGATCTGTTGAGCTTCGATCTTACCCTCAACAATCCTTCGCGGCTCGCAGAGCTACAGCAACTAGAATATCTACGTACTAAGTTCGATACTGCGAATGCGGTACCGGAGGGAACGTTTAGCAAACGCTGGGTATCAGAAAATATCTTAGGTCTCAGTGATGATGAGTACCTACGAAATCAGCGCGAAACCTTCCATGATCGTAAATATCAGCAGGCTCTTGAAGCTGTTACCGAACAGGGAGCCGAAGAAGCTTTGGGCGGCGATCTGGGCGGCGGAGACCTTGGAGATTTGGGTGGCGACGACATGGGCGGCGACATGGGTGGCGACGACCTGGGTGGCGACCTGGGTGGCGAAGATTTAGGCGCCGCCGATGACTCTCCTCTCTTAGCAGCCCCGGGCCGACGAGAAGACATGAACGAAGCTGACGATGTACATGAGTATGAAAAAAGTTCATATCAGACGGTTCAGAGGCGCGGCGGCGACCGCCGGCGCAGCGAGCGCTCCGGACCACGAAGTCGCCATATAAAAAATACAGCTCTGCCAGAAGTACCGAGGCTAAAAACTGATCGCGCTCGCTCGCCTGGCCGGATTAGAGTGAAGGATCTAGGTATTGGAAAAATAGATTTCAAATCACTAGTTGGACTGGAAGAGCAAAAGTCTTCTATTTATACTAGCGCTGAAACTACTTTAATCGAGGACACTAAAAAGGTGCGTCGGCTTGTAGAGCAATTAGAAAATCAAGAGGTAGAAACGAATGAAGCATAATAAAAAACGAAATACTGCTTTTGTTTATGAAACTTTAACACGAGAGCTTACAAAAGCTATTGTAAACAAGGACGATGCCCGGAAGAGCATTGTCTTGGAGGTCCTGCGCGAATATTTCAGTGCTGCCACCATTTTGGGGCGTCATCTTGAACTTTATAAAGTCTTGCTTGAAACCACCAACTTGCAGGAGAAAGTTGCAACGCGACTTCTACACGAAACGAAAGAGGCGTGTAAAAAACTAGATGAAAATACTATATTTGATGCGCAGTCGCGATTGATAGCCGCCATTAACAAGGGTCTCGGCCAAGACGTTTGGGCTAACTTTATTCCTAATTTCAAATCCTTGGCTTCGGTAGATGGTATTTTTAGTTCTAAAATCGGAGTAAAGAAGCGCGTACTTTTCGAACAAGATGCTCTTGACCGAATGAGCAGCAAGCCTTTCGCTGCACCTCCTACCTTACAACCCATTGATAATCTCACTTATCATTCTTTTATAAAGAAGTTCAATGAGAAATATGGAAGCTTACTCCAAGAACAGCAAACTCTCTTGAGCCAATATGTGACAAGCTTCGCGGATGATGGGTTCGAACTTCGTCTGTATCTAAATGAAGAAATATCTAGACTCAAAACCATTCTAGTAAGTGCTGATATTATGACTTCGAATTCTGTCGCCTCGCACAGAGTAACTGAAGTGGTCGACTATTTAGATGGTTTCCGGAAACGCGAGTTTGTAGAGAAAGACCTCGGTAAGGTTCTCAAAGTGCAAGCTCTAACGCAGGAGTTAATGACCAATGATTAAAATTACCATCGGAGGCCCCCAGGCTACTATAGAGCTTAATGCGCGCAAGGCGCTAGATGGGTCATTGCTTATTATGGATCACAAAAAGATTGACATCGCTGTGGTACCTGAGCAAATGAAGGTGGTGACGTTCCCCAAGACAACTTCTACCGAAGATGTTTATGATTATCAAAATCGTTTATTAGAACTTTTAGCCGATAAGGGAGTGGTTGATAGAGGAACCATTCAAGGAGGAAATGTTTTTCGATCTTTAGAGGGAGAAATATTCACCAATGAAGAGGTAAATTCCTTAGAGGCCGCAGTATTTGTTATTAGTGAATTTTTGGCACATGAAGCCACAACCGAACGCGTTGCAGATGATTACGAGAAAGAGCTTGAAAATATGTATACCCACCCCGACGATCGGGACAGCACCGAATATGGCGAAGTTCCCCAATATGCCGAGAAGGGTTCTATGCGCCCGGGCTACTACTACTACCCATTACGAAATCGTTACTAAAATGGAGCTCCTACATTTTATACTTGCCGCTTACGGCATGACATTTATTATTATACACGGACATATTTTCAATAAGATCCGTCCACCTTGTAAATCAATGGGTGGCTTCGGGCGCCTATTCCATTGCCATTTGTGCATGGGATTTTGGGTTGGCGTGTTTCTATGGGGCATAAGTCCCTATACAGAACTATTTAGTTTTAGCAATCAGCCTATGACCGCATTCATGTGCGGCTGTATTAGTGCTGGAACCTCATACTTTTTGAGTATGCTGGTAGAAGATTACGGGATCCGAGTGGTCCATAAAGGAGGTGAGCAATCATGAAAAAATGGATGATCCAACCAGTTCGACGATGCTGCTCAGGCAGTTGACTACTTTAAAGGAATAA